CACCAACACCCGAGGATGGGAAAATTCCAAATTTATTAATGCTTGATCAGCTTCTATCAGGAGAGAATTTAACCGCGATGGTGAATAGTATGACCAATAAAGCTTATCAAGATATAATTAATATACAAATAAATAACTTATGTCCAGGTAAAATATTTGTTGAGTCAGATAGGCTATTAGGCGATGATGCGTTAAAATTGATTAGATTTGACTCGAGTGTTTCACCTTTCTTTGTGAAAATCATTCGTGATTTATGTGTTAAAATAGCGAAAGAACAGGGATTAGTTATTCATCCAACGAAGACCATGTTTCGGCGATTTTTGGCAGAATATTTGAAAGTAGTAACTGTTTATGGTAGAGTTGTCCCTAGAATGACAAACGTTGCTATAATGTCTGCAGAAAAACAGACGGAAGCAGTAACGATAATTGAAAAGTTTATAAGTCTCAGGGACAAACTGAATTTATTTGTAGCACGTGGCGGTGATGATAAAATTTGCTATAAATTCTTTATGATGTATTGGGTTATAAGTGGACGATTTAAAGTGGCAGAGAGTTCAAAACGAGCATCATATGGGAAGATAACAACTACATTTGTAGATCTGCCTGTGGCGGTTATATTCCTACCAAAGAGCATGAAAGGAATCGGATTAACACCAAATACGATGCTCGGAGCAAATGTCGATATACTTATACCTTTTCATTTTAAAGATAAGAAACATAGAGATCTATTGAATTACGCCGCATGTGTGTTGAATTCTGTCATTAGTAGCAGACGGGAATATAAGAGAGTTATGAAACGGAAGGTTTCTGAGTTACCGGGTGTGATTCTAACGAAAAAAGGTCTTGATGGACCAAGAGTTAAGAGGAGTATAGAAGCAGCAATTCAATTGAAGAATATGGGAATAAAACCCCCTTCTAAGATATATGCTGATCTGCCTGAATCAGTGGGTGTTGAAGTGATGTTAGCGAATAAGTTTTTTAGAAACGTTGACAGAAATGATATGTTATATATGAATAAATCACCTAAAATTACTGATAGACTTGGGAAGAAATTTGGTGAATTATGGGCCGGTGTGGAAATGACAATATTGGAGGAAACATTACCTGACATTAGCGTTAATTTGATTGGTGGGTTACAAGGTAACGTATCACAAATAATGACTAAATTGGGTTATAATCCTATTAAGAATAATTATAGACGACGATTGGATGACAGGATTAGAAAGTTAATATCAACGAATGATTTAGGTAGGATTATTACAGCAGAAAATTTAATAAAAGATTTATCAAAACCAGAGTTAATGAGAAACCCATTAGCCATGATTGCATGGTTAGAGTGTTTGGGTTTTGAAATAGGAGCCATTTTATCTTTCTTATCAGGGAATTTGATTGGTGAGAGCATGAATGAGAATGTATTATTGATGTCGACGTTATCTTTTAATGATCCAGTACTACGTGAGGTGGATGTTAGTTATAATGTTCTAAAGGAACTAGTGATTGATAATTTATCGAATTTTGAGTTATCGATGGATGAGATAACGAACTACAGGATTCTTGCTCTAGGTTATTCCGTATTTTTTGGTTTACCAATATATGGAGAGATTAGAAAAATAAAATTAACCATCAGTAATGAACGTCAAGAGCAATTATGGAGAAAGAAAAAACATGTTGATGATATGCTCAAAAAGATGATAAGTACCACTCCAGCTTAAACGAAGAATCTGAGTGAAATGGGAAACCAACCCTAATAAAAGCC